TTGTGGTCAGCTGCGACTTGAACCCGTGAAGCGGGAAATAGCATGGCATGTCATAACCGAATGCCGCCGCGCATCGGGGAACCCCGGAGATTCTTGTTGTGGGTACGAGAGGCCGTCCGGCTGAACAGACGCTTCGAAGAACCTTTGTTCATTTTGTAGCGTTTCATGGCTGTGCTCCTGTGTGGTGTCAGTGGGAACAGATGATATCAAGTATTGTATCTGTTCCCGGATTTGTCAAGCCTGAGGAGGCTCGACTTGATTTGCGGCGTTTTGAGGGGTTGAGGATGAGGGGGTAGGGTTGAGTATTGCCGCCGTAGCTTCAGGGCTAAGGAGGCCCATTTGCGCCGCTTCCTGACGATTTTTTTCGTCAGAGGTGAAAGCGAGGAGCTTGGCCGGATCATTATCGAACCGATTCCGGATAGACGAAGGCATTTGCTCGAAGAGAGATTTGGCGCCGGCGACGAGCTCGGCGGCAGCCTGGAAGTCGACGTCCGAGACATCGAGGTATTGCGCTTCGCGCTCGGTAAGATTTTCCGGCAAGACGCCGGTTTTGAGGTAGCGACCCATGATGGTGTTGATGTCGCATTCGTCCTTGAAGGACTGGTGAGTAAGGCCTTGGCCTTCAAACTGGATTTGTAGACGAGATTTTTGGGAGTAGAGAGATTGAATAGGGGAGTTGAGTGGACGAGATTGAGAAGAGGACATTGATGGTTGACCTTTATGTAGTGATTAGAAGGTTTTAAGAGATTGAAGTGGACAGTTTATTTTATTTGGCCACGGCCGAGAATTTAAGTTGTTGGCCGCAAAAGCAGCGGCCAACTACCGTTGGGATAAGCTGCGTAACGCAGAGGAGATAACCACCCACCTTCCCCAACCCCTTCCGCCCTGAGGGCGGAAGGGGCAAGCACACGCACTTTTTTGCCATGGGGCAAAAGTGCTGAGTTCAAAACCGAACGACGATCCATGTGTGACATGGGTGCGTTCCGCCTAACGGCCCTTAGGAACAGGAATACGGTTATTGATAGTGGTATTCGAAATACGATCACCGCCACGCGTCTTAAGACCAAGCGCGTTTACCACATGCTCAACGAGGCGAAGAATCTTACCGATCTCGGAATCAAAGAAAGCAGCATCGGTACGGGCTCGGTTCGACTGTGCCTGATCGATCTGAGTCTTAGCGATCAACTGCAACAGTTCTTCCTTTTTACTAGCAGGAAGGAAAGCCTTGTTTACCTGGTTGGCAAGAGACTGCCCGACCTCCTGAGCAGCCACATAGAGACTCTGGTTTTTAGCGAGAGTTTCCAGAGCCTCGGCTTGGTTTGCATGCGACTGTTTGAGAAGGGTATCCATCTCGATATTCGCGGGGCGAGCCGCCTCAGTAACGGTTTGAGCGCGGACATTTGCCGCTTGTGCCGAGTAGAGATCGGCTTGCGCCGCCTGATTGGCAATGGTCGCGGCGGCCAAACCGCGCGCTGTGGATACTTGCCGATCATCGACCGGAGATGGCATACCAATAGACGCTTGCGGGGTGGCCTTGCCGATTGCCAGCATCGGGTTAAGACCCGCACGCCGGAGACCAGTGACAGTTGCGTAAGGAGCATGTTTCATTCCCAAGAGATTGTAATAAAGCTGGGATTCGGCCAGGTCGTTAGCGGAAGCGCCATCGCCACCGCCACCGCCACCGAAGCCGCCCGCCAGCGCGCCAGCGGCAGCACCCATCCAAGAACCGGTAGATTGATAACCGGCCATGCCGCCTTGCATAGCTGAAGAGATATCGAAGCTCATGGCTAGAAGTGGTCAATGAGGCCGGGAACGCCGAACACGGGCATCGGACGCGCACATTTCATTTTGATAAACGAATCGTAAAGAAAGTGCGGTTCCGTCTGAACCGCTATCACGCGGTCGACCGGAGGATTTTCGACGATGAAAGTAGCATCCAGCACCGGAGCAGAGGCAAAGTCTTGAGCGAGATGCCAAGCATCAAGTGACTGGGCAAAGTTGGAGCGAAACTCACCCGTTATGCGGGACGGTTTGTACCGGTATTCCGCATAACGCTCCTGATAGCCGAAAACGATATCGTCTGTCGCGGGAACGCCCGAGGCAAAGATTTCCTTCCGAAGTACAGCTTGTTCGCCAATGTGGGAAAGCGCCGGCCAGTAGTAGTCGAAGCGCGTGCGCCGAGACCACATACGGTCAAGACCTTGCTGGTAGGTGAGGTCGGCACGCACAGAGACGAGACCGATGATAAGACAGTGTTCCGTGAACGACGTGGTAAAGCCGTGGTTACGAAGTAGCGCCGTCCCCATAGCCGCCAGGTTGCCTTGCGGGGAGGTAGCATCGGTTCCCGATGTTTGAGGAATTGGAGAAACATTGACAGGGGACGAACCGCCACCGAGGTACTCAGGACGTTGTAAGCGTGCATCTGGTGAAGTCACGCCAAAGTGCGCCTTGATGATCTCCGTGTAGCGGGTGCCGCCTCGAGCATCGCGTTCGAAGATCTTCTGGATCTGGAAAGCCTGACGGAGCGAGTTAATCGTCGCAGCCGTCGCAGCCGAAAGGTCGGCGAAGATACCGGGAAAACCGGGGTTGTCGGGATCGACCTGAATGCCCCACTGTTGAGACGCATTGCTAGGATCAATGCCGGCATAGGTATTGGCCGCCCATGTCTGTGTAGCCGTAGCTCCGGTCTCCCGAACCGTGGTGTTATTGGTGCCCGAGAAGGTGCCATTCGTGAGCTTACCAATGCCGAGAACTGGAGCATTGCCGCCGAGCGGGATTTGTACGGCATCGCCTTTCTGCGGCCAAGGAAGCGCGGAGGTGAAGTAGTCATGGCGCTTGCCCCTTCTCAGTAGGACATAGTCGGCGGGGTTATCGGGGCCATCGTCGGTGTCGACGATGACGGAGTTTTGCAAGTTTTGATCCCGGAACCACTCGTTGTAGATGAGGTTATAGGCCCGATGCCAAAGAGATGAATGTGTAAGGCCCGGGACCTCTGTAGGAAGCCCGAAGTAATCGTGCAGGCTGTTAGCAAGATAACCAGTGCCGGCGGTAGACACCATTTGAGGCACCGTGTAATCGGTGCTATCGCCGGGGTTGCGTTGTTCACCATTGAACTTCTGCCAGTTGTCCCAGACGAGCCGGATAGGGACAGAAAAGAAAAAGGTGTCCATCTTCATGTTGTCCATGATCGGGAAGATGGGAGTAGCCAGACGAGCGAAGGCGGTCAGATTGACGTTGAAGGTATCACCGGGGAGAGCTTCGTCGACGAGAACGGGAACCAAGTACCCGGCATCGAACGTGGTTTTATAGCCATGCGAGCGATCGAACGTAGAACGGGGGATTTCCGCCTTTGGAACCTGCGAGAACGTGTGAGACATCACGGAGGGATTGCGATGCATGATTACTCCTCTTTCAGTTGATAGGCCGCGGCCGTGCCGAGGTTTTGAGCATGATCGAGCTGGGTCATGATGCCAGATTCGAGGTCAATCGAGCCCAGCTCGAAAAGCGTGAAATCAGAAGGGAAAGCCGACACGTAGGACTGAGGGTCGCGCGAGAGGTGCGCGAACGACCTGATCGCCAAACCTTGATTGATGGCGAAATACGGGGTCATGAACGAAGCAGCTTTGGAGTCGAATACAGCGAAAATTTTGTGGATCATAGTTTCCTCGATAGAGTTGTGATTTGCGAGAGCTTGACAACATGCTTGACCGCTAGTCTTTCCGGAGTGTGATCCGCCTTATGTTCCGCAGCGGAACGGATACGGGCGTATTTGATGGACTTGGCTTGTTTCGCGTTCTCCTTCTCAAAAAGCTTGAAATAGTACCGGGGCGGGGTGACTTGCTTGCCATGCAAGATGCATTCATCGCGGGGGAAAACATCGGCGCCGAATTGTTCGAACCATCGGGCGCCGATACCGGGTCGCGTCGACATGGTGATGTACTCAGGAAGGCGAGAAACGATTTCACCTGTTTCGAGATTGATGCCTTCATAGTGTGCATGAGCTGGATCACCGGAGACCTTTTTCAGAAGATAGCGAGCTGTATAGGCCGCGGTTTCCGCGGTGAAGTTGCCAATGAGACATTGACCACGGCCCCAGATGCGTTCAAGAGTTTCACTTTTCCAGAGGGTGTGGCCCTGGCTGTTGCGGGTGTGGAATTTACGATCCTCTTGAAAGTCGATGCCAAAGAGGCAGGCGTGATAGTGGGGCCGATAGAGGCCACCGTCCTTGAGGCCTGTAACCGGGTTTGTTTCGCCATATTCTCCGCAATGAAAGTAGCGGATGCCGCCACCGTAATGCTTGCGGAGCCTTTTGAGGAACCCCTGAAAATGGGATTTGACAAGCGTGCCCCCAGAGGGAATTTGCCGATCGTCGTAGGTGAGAGTGACGAAGCAACTGGAGTCATGGAATTTTGACTCATGGTAGAGGCGAAGCGCCCATTGCTTAGAACGCTCGAGCCTGCATCCGATGCATTGGCCGCAAGGAACGGTAACGGGAAGGTCGCGGAATCCTGATTTTTCACTGAACGTTAGCTTTCGCTTACCAGTTTTTGTGGTCAGCTGCGACTTGAACCCGTGAAGCGGGAAATAGCATGGCATGTCATAACCGAATGCCGCCGCGCATCGGGGAACCCCGGAGATTCTTGTTGTGGGTACGAGAGGCCGTCCGGC